GACGGTGCAAATCTTGCATCTGTTTTCGATAACTCCTCTGTTACAGATGTTAGCGCATCTGGTAGACCAGCAGACCCTAAGTTTGTAGAGATATTTAGAAGTCACGCATTTTATGCTGGCATGTCTGCAAGCCCACAAGAACTTATATTTAGTGTGCCGTTTGATGAAGATAATTTTACTGGCGGCAGCGGTGCAGGAAGTATAAAAGTAGATGAACCTATTGTAGGTATCAAAGTCTTCCGTGAAAACTTATTTGTGTTCTGCGAAGATTCTATATTTAAAATTACAGGTTCTAGTTCGTCTGACTTTACAGTAATTCCGGTAACTCGTGCAATCGGATGTGTTGATGGCTTCAGCATACAAGAGATATCAGGTGATTTGATTTACCTTGCACCAGATGGACTACGTACCATTGCTGGTACGGAAAGAATCGGTGACGTTGAACTTGGTACGATTTCTAAACAGATACAGCCTCGTCTTGACAACATAGACACCGACCGTATCTCTAGCGTGGTTGTTCGTAATAAGTCACAGTATCGTTTGTTTTTTCCAGATGATACTGGCACAGCTACCTCATCACCGGGACTTTTAGGCGTTATTAAAGCAGGAGTTGACGGTGGAGTTGGCTGGGAGTATGCAGACTTAAAAGGCATTAGACCTGCGTGTTGCACTTCAGGTTTTATAAATGGAACAGAAACCATACTACATGGTGGGTATGATGGTTTTGTTTTTAAACAGGAGACAGGAAGCACCTTTGACGGAACGAACATAGCAGCTATATATCGCGGTCCTGACTACACGATGGGAGATGCTGGCATCCGCAAGATGATGCAACGTATCATTTGGAACTACGACAACGAAGGTGCAGTGAACTCAAACTTCCGTATTCGATACGATTTTAATTCTAGCGAAACACCTCAACCAGCATCCTACACTTTAACCACCGGAGCAGCCGTAGCTATCTATGGTAACAGTGCGTCCACATATGGAACAGCCGTATATGGTTCGTCAGGGACTCCTTTAGTTAGACAAAGTATAGAAGGCGGTGGCTTCACAGTTGCAGTAAGACTAGATGATGCGGCAGGGGCTGCACCAATTTCACTAAAAGGCTACCAACTGGAGTTTACTCCGGGTGGAAGGAGATAATAAATGGCAGGATATACCAGACAATCTACGTTTACTGACGGCGATGTTATCACCGCTGCTCACAGTAATAATGAGTTTGACCAAGTTCTTGCAGCGTTTGTAAATACATCAGGTCACAAGCACGATGGTACGGCAGCAGAGGGTCCGGTCATCGGTTTAATTGGTGACCCCGGTGTCACTACCCCCCTCAACAAGGTTGTAATCGACAATCCTAATAATCAGATTGAGTTCTCTGTGGACGTATCAAGTTCGTCTGTAGAACAACTTGTTATCAAAGATGGGGTAATCGAACCTTCAACTACCAACGACATCGACCTTGGCGCGAGTGGTAAACAGTTCAAAGACCTGCATTTAGATGGCACAGCTAACATAGACAGTCTTGTGCTTTCAAGTGGCGCAACTGTTACAGCCATTCTCGATGAAGACAACATGGCATCCGACAGCGCAACATCGTTGGCAACACAGCAATCAATCAAAGCGTACGTTGACACACAGCTAACTGCAGAGGATTTAGACTTTCAAGCAGATAGCGGTGGCGCACTCAGCATAGATTTAGATAGTGAAACACTTACTTTCACAGGTGGCACAGGCATCGATACCAGCGGTTCTGGCAACGCTGTCACGTTCGCTATTGACAGTACTGTTGCAACTTTGACAGGTTCGCAAACTCTTACCAACAAAACCCTTACCACACCAATCATTGCAGAGATTGACTCTGGTGCAGACATCACTCTCGATGCAACCGCTGATATCATCCTTGATGCGGGTGGTGCAAATATTATTTTCAAAGACGATGGCACATCAATCCTTGACATTGCCAACAACTCATCTGATGTCGAACTCACAGTAAGCACAGCAGATAAGAACTTTGCCATTAAAGGCACAGACGGTTCGTCTGCTATCACTGCCTTAGATATTGACATGGCCCTGAATGGTAAAGCTACCTTCAGCGGTGACGTTGTTGTATCCGGTGACCTGACTGTCACAGGTGATGACATCACTATGGGTACGAATACTTCTGGTCACATCATGGTCGCAGATGGTGCGAACTTCAACCCGGTTGCTGTATCAGGTGACGTGACTATCAGTAGTGCAGGTGCAGTAACAATCGCAAACAGTGCTGTTGAATCAGCAATGCTTAATCCTAATGTAATTACAGGTCAAACTGCTATTACTTCAGGGCTAGATACATCTAACGATACCGTACTAATTCACGATGCAGATGCAGGTGTGTTGAAGAAACTAACACTCGCTAACCTGTCCTCTGGTCTTGGTGGTATTACAGATGTAGTTGCAGATACAACTCCGCAACTTGGTGGCAACCTCGATGTTAATGGACAGGATATCGTGTCCGTATCAAACGGCAACATCGACATCTTGCCAAACGGAAGTGGCGTAGTAAATATCGATGGTAACGGTTCGTCAGGCGGTGTTTCTATTTCCGATGGCCTTGTTGATATTCGTACAGGTACAGGCACACGTTCGCAAGTCAAATTCTATTGCGAGTCCAGTAACGCTCATGCACAGACCCTGCAGCCACAACCTCACTCGGCTGGTGTAACAAACACCTTGACTTTACCTGCAGGCAGCAGCCAAGAACTTGTAGGTACAACAGCCACACAAACTTTGACTAACAAGACAATCGATGCCTCACAGTTATCTGGCACGGTTGCTAACGCACGTCTCGACGCAGAACTACAGGCACTTGCTGGTCTGAGTTCCGCAGCAGATAAGGGTATCCAGTTTACCGGGTCAGGCACGGCTGCAGTGTACGACCTTACAGCCGCAGGTAAAGCTCTATTAGATGACGCTGATGCTGCTGCTCAACGTACAACTCTTGGTTTGGGTACAGCGGCAGTAGTGGACACCGGAACATCTTCAGGTAACGTAGTTGTTCTTGATGGTTCTGCACGGTTGCCAGCAGTCGATGGTTCCCAGCTAACTAACCTGTCAACCGGGGCTACTGCTGGATTTGCGGTGGCTATGGCAATCGCACTCTAGTTGACAGACACTTTTAAAAACAGTATACTATACTGAGGAGAAATCATGGCACAGGATTTTGAAAGAAACATTGCACGGAATGTGGGAACGAGTGAAGTAGTTCTACGAACCGCAAATTCCGACGATGCTCTTATTGGTATCAATATTGCTAATGTTGCGACTTCCCAAATAACAATGGATGTGTATATCACTGGAGCAGGTGCTACTGATGATTACTACATTGTTAAAGCTGCTCCCATTCCCGTAGGTTCAGCCCTGCAGGTATTGGACGGTGGGGCAAAAGTTGTAATGCAATCTGGCGACATACTTAACGTCAAGAGTGATACCGCAAGCAGCGCAGATGTTTGGGTTTCTGTAGTTGACACCATCAGTTCATAAGGAATAGCCCATGCCCCTCATTGGTAATCCTATCACTGCAAGTTTTCAGGCTAGACCTGCCACCCAAGAGTTTAATGGTGATGGGTCTACAACCACGTTTACTTTAAGTCAGACAGTAACTCAGGAAGATATCATCGTATCTGTAGATGGTGTCGTACAGGAAAGTGTTGATGCGTTCACTGTGCCAGACGGTACAACACTCACCTTTACCGCAGCACCGTCAAGCGGAACAGGTAACATCTTTGTAATCTACATGGGTGTGTCTGCAGCGTCTGTAACACCTGCCGCAGAAAACAAAGGTACGTTTAAGGCAAGCGGTATGTTTCGTACCAACGCACAAACACTTAGTTCTAACACAACCATTTTGGCAACAGAGAACGCTAACGTAACAGGGCCACTTACAGTAGCCAGCGGTGTAACACTCACCGTTGAATCTGGTGGTACATTGGTGACGCTATGAGTACACTTAAAGTAGATACAATCGTAGCAAGTAATGGTAGCAGCCCAGCCACGCTGACTAAGCAGCATGCAGCAAAAGGGTTTTGTCATTTTAACCAAGAAACGCCAGCTATAACAACAAGTTTTAACGCAAGTTCTTTAACTGACAGTGGTACAGGATATGGAAAGGTAAATTGGACTAACTCAATGAGCAATGCTAATTATAGCACCACTACTGGTAATAGAGGTTATAATGCTATTGGAGGAAGCGAATATTCTACATGTTTAGCTGACGACAATCCTTATGTTGCACGAACAGCCTCTTCATGGTCTTTTAAAAGCATTTATGCAGGTACGAGTGCGGCTGCTGAATTTGACCCATCTACAGCAATATGTTCAGCTTTGGGAGATTTAGCATAATGGCAAGCATACTCAAAGTAGATGACCTAAGAGGTAACACAGCGGCTGGCAACATTACGATTACCAGCGAGGGTGGTGCTGCGACCATGCAGTTACAGCAGGGTGTGGCGAAGGCGTGGGGTCAACTGTCTGCAACTGGCACAATCAGTTTGAATGACAGTTTTAATAACAGTGCTGCTACGGATGTAGGTACAGGAATTTTTGAATTTAACTTTACTAATTCTATGAACAATGATGATTTCTGTATTCAGGCAAATGGTAGCAGTCAAATTCAAATTACAAGTTCAACAAATTTATCTACCTCAACATGCAGGGTTTTAAACAGAGACCAGAGTAATAGTGCTGAAGACACTACTATTCTTAGCAACAGTGTTAAGGGAGACCTCGCATAATGGCAAGCGAACTGAGAGTAAACACCCTAAAGGATGCCAGCGGTAACAACTCTGTTGGCGTAAGTTATGTTGCAGGAGGAAGTGCAAAGGTCTGGTGTGATTATGGAACAGTGTCATCATCAGCAATAAGTGATTCATTTAATGCTAGCTCATTAACTGACCATGACACAGGAACTACTACTATTACTTATACGAGCAGTTTAGATAATGCTAATTATGTAGCAAGTGGCATGACTGATACCGCTGCCGATGCAAACTTTACAGATTTAGGCATAGTATTTCT